CGTTGCACGATATAATCGGCAGCAAATCGTCAAAAGATCACGATAATGTATAGGCAGGCGAAACGCCAAAACCACGATCGGCAGAACCGATCGTGTAAACCCCAGTAGGGACCCATAGTGTTCATTATTCACTAATAATCGATTTCTGTCGAAATAAACGGATTAAACCGCCCCAACGACCGTGCCGTTGAGTTCATTTCCTTAAGTAAGAAATGCAATAGTCTGTTAAATAACCCTCTGACTAGAGGGCGCGCTTTTTAAGGTGAGGACTCAATCCTTCTTAGGCACCCGTTTGCACCCTAAGGTGCGGTTGGAATGGCACTATAATAATCAATAGTGGGGCAGCAAAGCCACCACAAGCAATTATAGTCAGGGCCTGACGCAGCATATGTCGTGAACGACACAAACTTCGAAACCGATGAAGCAGCATCTTGTTTGATGTAAGCCTCAAAGAGACAGCACTCCCTATCTGTTTGATCCGCAGTATTACCAAAGAGGTACTTCCCAGGATCAGGATAATTCAGATTAGTGCCCGTCATCATTGGGTAATTCCAATTTACGCTAGCGTTCGTTTGCGAATTTGTGAACGTAGCGCCTGCACCAGCATTGCCTGGCGCTGCGAAATTCATGAAGCGATTGTAAGCGCTGGTAGTCGTACCCGAATTGATCGTCGCAAAGACTACTCCATTGCGCTCTCCAGCTCGCGAGGAATCGGTAATACGCTGAACGCGTACGTCCCCAAGATATGGATACAGATCACCAGAAGTGTTAACTACATAGTTTACACCACCAGTGACTCCACCATACATGAGGGCCACATAAGTCATCGGATGTGTTGGTGCGAAAGTAAAATTACCCGTACCAACACTTAGAGCCTTATTCGCAGTGCTCTTGCCTTGTGGATCGAAACCAAACATTGGGGGATGTCGTGAATACGATTTATGATACAACACAGTACGTGTTGCAGCATCGGCCCCCACCGATGACACATCATACAATGAATACCTGTGCAGTAATGTTCTCAACGAAACCACTCTCTCACCGAAGTTGAGATGAAATCGCTTAGGGTGATCAACACCAACATCACCGAAGGTTACCATTGTAGCCTCTACGTCCTGGACATCCGCTGATTGAATCGCGAAAAAGGACGGAGGTGCACTGACACCATTCTCGCCAAGTGTAGATCGCGGATTCGCAAATTCAACACTAGCACTGTATGCACTGATTTTCACACCAACATTCTGGGGTGAAACTGGTGACATCAAAGGAGTTAACACTGACACGATAAATAAACCATTATCAAATAGTTCATTTACGGGGTTAGCATTACCCACTGTCCAGTTGTCAACAGATATGCCACGTGTTCTGCACCACGCATGGGCTTGATGAAAAGGCACCCTGAAGAGTGCCTTGTTGTTTTCACCAATATCCAAGATTGTGGTGAAGACTGTGTTTTCATCGAGAGCAACAGCACCCCCTGATCCAATAGGGTCCCAAGCAATTTTGAGACGTCCCTTATGGAACTTTGTGCAAATCACCTCTATCTCAAACACAATATCACCTCTCCAGTGAGTGAACATCATGCCAATGTATGACATTGGCGAGTGATAAACTCGGTCAGCACGTTTGACCGCTCCACCGTCAACAATATCCACTCGACCAAACAATTGTGGTGACACTCGGGCATTGAACAAAACAGTTCCCACACCATCACTGGTGGACCATCCATCCATTACAAGAGTACTCTTCTTCTTCGTAATATAATCAATAGCCATCTGATCATCACTACTAATGCCATGCATAGTTGGATCGATTGACAGCTCTTGTTTTGGGTCCAGAGTGAGTTTTTGTACTGGTGTACCAATTTCACTCGAGGCCAAATGGACACCAGCCATTGGTACAACACCATGTACATTATCAATGACCGGCGTATTCGTGAAACCAAATAATCCCGCAATTGAAGAGATCGCTCCTGCACCAATGGTTGTCGCTTTCGCAAACTTACCAATGATAGGAACACCTGTAAAGTGCGCAGCAGCAGTGGCCACTGCTCGGGCTGGAGCAGAAACAACGCCATCATACTCATCCTTCGCCTGAAGTGTGAGTTCAGAAGTTGAACCACCAAGTTCCACATCCTCCAACCACGCAAACGTGTTGATCGTAACTGATGTTGAACCAGATGTAGACGCAACTGTGAGAGGAAAAGCAACGTAATACGTCAAATTTCCCATCGTTTTGACACTTGCTGCCGACTTCAACGACAACCAATTCGTGTGCCGGAAATATGGTACATGTATCTCGCCTCCTGAATCATCAGCTGGGAGTACCCACACTCCAGGCAGTTGGCTGTACGGTATGATGAGTGTGTTATTCGTGGTCGCATTGGTGCGCACCTTACTAACTCGATCACCCGTGTTTGTAGAGTTCACATTCGGCTCATACGCGACACGCATACAACCAAAGTGGAATGGTGTGGCGTTGATAACCACTTTGAGACACAACTTTGCCCTAAGAAAGGCATAGTTGTTCAATTTGTTTCGAATGACAGCATTGTTGAGGTACAAGAACCAGGGTTCAAGTACACTCCCCAACACTCCATTACCCGTCGCAGTGGTCCACGCTCGCGAATCAATGAGCGTGGGACGCCTTAGAAAATGTTCCAAACTCGTATTGAGAGTGCCCCCTGATGAAGCAATGGCGCTATATTCAAAGGGTGTGTCATTGATTTGCCCCGTGGAATCATCAACGAACGTGACAACTTCAGACGTCTTTGCAGAACCCTCCACAACTGGGAGATCTACCACATCAGAAGACTGAATGGTGAAGAAATTGCTAACTTCCGAATGGGAATCTTCAGACCCACGCGGAGTGATGATACTTCCAGTGATCATCTCAACTGCTCCACTTTCACAGGTGGAGTCCTCAACAAAGTTGTTAGCAAACCATGATTCATAATACGGAGACGGCTCATCCTCCGTATCAGCGTCGATTGTCACGTCGACAGGGTTACAAGACCCAAGAAATCTCGCCACCAACTGATCATACGTTGGTAGAGGCCGCGACGCGGCATAAAAAGAATAAGGCTCCACCTGGAGCAGCTCATTGAAAAACGCGTGTTTTTCTTCAAACATCTTTTTCCCATGGAAGAAGTATTCATTATTAGCTGCGGTCAAGACCTGCAACATATGTGCATACTTATCCAACTCCGAAGATGGTGTCCAAACAGTAAGAGACTTGATTATTGACTCTTCGTCCAGTGGACAGGTGTAGTTTCCAACATCATCATTCCAACGCCATGTTCGCTTCAAAAAAGAAACATCGTCAATGTGGATGTAGGGTACACTATCAGCGGTTTTATCCGCCATAGTGTACGTCAAACCAATGTCGGCCAACGCCGACTGAATTGTGGTGTGATTATACCACGGTGCATTCTTGTTCACGCCGAAGGCGTTGTCATCACCATAGGTCGTTGCAGCAACCTTCTTTTTGAAAGTAACAACTTCCTTCTCTGGATTCAATACACGAAAAGCATATCTTAAATAGAGAGAATTGACAATTGAATTCAATAAGACTGTGAGGGGTTGACCTGATGGATTGCTTCCGAAGAACTCAAATAGGTCTCCATTTACGTTGCAAATTGGAAACGCAATATCCTCCGCAATGCACGCAATCAAGCGCTGAATGCTCATGTCTACTCCTGCAGCCGCATAAATACCAATGATGATATCAAATGCTTCAAGAATGAATTCAGCAATCATTTCCTTGTCAAAGAATTTGTAATCCCCTGCAACCATACGATCCACTCCAAACTGCGTTAGGTGGTCTCTCAAAGAACCCCATGCCGGCGATTGAGCAGGTAAACCCACTGAACATTCAAACAAGGTTGGATTCCGCTGAACCAATCGAACGAATGGCAAGAGATACTTTCGCACCACAATCCCCCAAGATATTGATCCACCCATAAACAAACGGGTCTTTTTGATTTCAATCTTCTTCCATGGTTGTGCCTCATCTTTGAGACAACCAAAAAAAACTGTGTTCACTCTAGATCCACTCAAGTACTCACGTTCAATGTGCCGTACTTGTTCCCATACCTCTGGTTCGAAAGTAACCCCTTCAGGATACTCACTCGAAACATCGGCAACCAAAAATTGTTTTTTGGTTTTACACCATGGGAAACCCATTGACGAATTGGTATTGATCTTATCAATGTATTTCACTCCTGGAATACCATTGACAGCTGCTCTATCTGATAGCACCACCAGCTCTCTCAATTGATCAGAATCAAGCCCTTCAATCATGTCGGCTAGGTAGGCTTTCGAACACTCCCTCAAGATTCGCCGATCGAAAACTGATTTCGGTCGCACCATTGTGATGAGATTGTTCCGCCAAGGTTCCCAGCCTGACATAGCTGGGGCACCATATTCGACCTCACGACCATAATGCGCCAACATCTCAGCTTGTAAGGGTGTAGCACACACCTTACTTTTTGGTTTCGGTCTGAAACCAACAAAAGAGCCATACACTCGAGCAATTCCACCGTCAACGTAGCGGATCATACTCTTATGATGGAGCGGACCAAGGACATGCTTACGCGAAGCTACTTCAAGCAACGGAGCAAAACCCGCCTGCACGATAGGTCTCTGACTAAGTGCGGTACTAGTCATAAGAGCTTCAATTTCACTCTTCTTCACTGACAGTACTCCCGCTATTTTCTCCTTCCCCAAAATGTGAAGGCCAAAAATGTAAGGCCCGCGTGATGTAATTGCGACGCACAGAGATCCACAATCTCCAATGGCCGTCTCAGTATCACTACTACCCATGTAAATATCGCACGATTTACGGAGGGTTTCCAGGCGCATCCCAGACACTAGCGAGAGGTTATAGATCGATCGTTTCTCAACAACTGAACCATTATCACTGCGTCTGAGCTGGACACAACTTGTGGGATGATGATCTGAATCAGACCAAAATCGCAAGATGTCCCTGAAAGGTGGTAGACACTCTACATCGAAAATGCAAAGGTCAGTAGTCTTCGATGTTGCAACTGTTTCACGGTGGATCTCAAACTCCTGATTGGCCCTAAAAGCACCGCTGTCATCAGCTTGAATCACACGAACAGTGAACCATTCTGGCCCATCATAAAATGCATGTGCGTTAGTCAGGCATTTGTGCCCAGCCAACATCACACCTCGCATGATGCGCTTGAATTTATCTCCACGCCCTCTTATGTGCAAGAGCACACAGTTTTTGTGCAGCAAAGTACGCACACCGTCAGCATCAATACCAACTAAACTAGTGGAAGCACTGGGCATGTCAAAGTTCGTCAATTCAACAGACGGATTGTACCATACGTTGGCACTCGATTCCTTAATAAATTGATCTCCTTCAGACACTTCAGCTTGGACATCCAATTCATCATCTGTCTTGACAACCTCTGGTGCGGTCACCACAGTTGGCTTAGTGAAAGGTTTCACTAAACTGTATGCGGCAAACGCCCCACTAAGAATAGCAAGGACAGCGACGAATTTCTTCAATCCCTCCTTACGCTGTTCATAAATCTGTGTGGCTACGATGGCCATGTGCACCCTTTCATCCTCGACAACATTCGCTATTCGCATAACGATGTATCTTGAAGCTCGGTACTTAGCTGCGTAACTAAGGACATAACGTGTTGAACGATAGTCAATAAAGAAATTCAAACACACGTTGACACACTGCCGCACATCTAACAGTGAAGGTAGATGTGTGGCAATTCTGTCCCGACAGTAATAACAAACTATCACCATTTGAACCAAAAGTGCGAAGTAGCCCCTCCATAAATACGAAAGTGGACCAAGCACTATGTACTCCCAAGGGAAATATGGGAGTAATAGCAACCACTTCCAATTCAAATTCATTGGAGTGTTACCATCAGCGACTTCTCCAGATTGAAGATTCATGCACTCAACGTCACTGACTGTGACGGATGTTCTGGTTTTCTGCCTCACCTGAGGAACCAAACACTCAACGTGTGGAAGAGGAGCCAAGCAAAGATCGCAAACGGCGATGTTTAACATATCTTTGTCTTTGGCCATAGCCGACTTCTGATGCTTCTCGTGTAGTTGACACGCTCTTCCGAAATGTTGCAGGAAAAGTGAGATATCAGAAAAGACTTGGACTGATTCCAATTGTGCGAATTCTCTATCAAAACGCATTTCAGGCACGATCTTACACACCTCAATGATCCACAAATCCGAGAATTTCCCCTCTTCAGTAATAATCTTTTCAGGTGCTATGAACCGCCCATTCTCATGTGTGAATTCAGGCTTCGGTTTTAACCTGATCACATATGGAAGACGCCGCCGAACAGCTAGAGGACACCAAAAGTATTCACTAGCATTGAGATCTTCGCAATTGGTGGTGGCCAAAACAAGTTTGGCCATTACAGGAGTTCTACCCTTATCTTCTAGGGCAGCCTGAGGAGGAACGTAAGGTACGTTGTTGATTACTTGAATCACCTCCTTCAATGTCTCATCAATATCAGAGCATTTGTTTGGATTGAGAAAAGCGATGTCGTCCAACTGGATGCACCACTTACTCGAGTCAAAATTTGTCCAATATTCCGAGACAGAGCTGCGAACGTACCGATAATCATCTGTATGTTCTAGATTGAAAAGAGCTCCATAGTAATTGAACATAATCTTCGCGAACGAAGACTTAGCAATACTAGATCCACCCGAAATCAAAACGGCCATTGGCGCCATTCGCTCACTCTGAGCAGAACGTCGCGTGATTTCCGTATTCTGCAATAAATGCAACTTTGCAAGTTTTCCACAGATAACTTTTGAGTCATCACCGGATCGCGCTCGCGTATACTTGGCAATTGCCTCCCCTTTCTCAATCAAATCACGCAGATCAGCGAGGAAGGAGAAGTACGATGTACCATGAGCCTCCAAGTTACCCACAAAGGGGCCCAAATTGAGAATACGATCCGCTGACGACAACCAATCATCGAAAGCTTTTCCAGACTTCAGGAAAACTGTGGCATCACCACTCTTTCGATATTCTATCAAACGCTGACACATAAACAACGATGTATCAATAACACAACATAAAAAACTCTTCTTTGATGAAAAAGCGGCCAGCAAGGCTCGTTGTTCCATCTTGGAATAGTCTTCATCAGACACATATACACCAACTTTCTTTAAATATCCTTGAGTTAACAAGAATGAATAAAGTTTAATCAATTTTTGACTCAATTCACACTCAGTTACACAAGTAGTGTAATCAAACATTGAACGCAACATAGAAATTGTTTCCTCAACTCCAGAGGATTGAACGTCACTCACAAACATGGACACTATTTTATCAGCGATTTCTTGTGAAAAGACTTTTTTTGTAAAAAGTCTAAAAGAAAGCTGTAAAACTGTCCAATAATCATCCATAGACACGCAATTGCGTGTCATAAGACGGAGAATTCTGATATTCTCCATCATTTCAACAAAAGAAAATCCAAAGCCTTCATGCTTTCCAAATAGTCCATTGATGGCTGGTGCAACCATATTTAACATCTTGTTAAACTCACGGGATGCTGCATCAGCATCCACATCATCAGTTGCAGATTGCAAGTGATCACCCAAACGTGACCACATTGCACCACGAGTTCCTAAAAACTCACAATCACCCTTCTCTACACGCGCGTCCCTACTCGCAAGGGACTGAGCACTACACTCCGAAGCAGACGTGTACATTTGTGGTGGCATAGCGCCACCAGCGAGTTCTTTTGCCTCTGTCTTTAAAAGAGGGATCTGGGGGGCTTTAGTCAATTCTTGTGAATTGTCCATGGAGCAAAACAGGAGTCATCCGTCTACAATTGGTAACTTACTCTCAATAAGCTACTACCACTCTTTTACACACTACAATCTTTTGTTTTGGTGTAGTGGGTTGAATTGTTGTATTAATTATCATTTGCGATGGGTAATTAGCCATCCATGTGCAACGCAAAGCCAAGCGTATTTAACATGGTGGGATCTTCCGAAGTTCACAATAACGTCTACAATAATTTTAACCACTGGATAGGGTAACGGAAAGAACGTTCTTCAAGAACGTACAAGAAGGGGGTGTTCATTGATAGAGCCATTTCGCCCAGTTTGCAAGACCGGGTTACTGAGGTCATATAAACAACCACTATACATTTTTTACGGAAGTATTCATAAACCATGTCCTAAATCAAGATAGTGCACACTAAAGCCAAAGTGCGCTAACTATCAATAGGATTGCACTGAGATTGAAATCAAGGGTAGTGTCCCGAAGGGCACTTCTTATTAAACAATGTCAGATATGGGGTGTTAACCCCGAATGGGACCGTGGTCCCAATAAGCGAAAAAATCGCTGAAAGCACTGAAATTTAGATTAAGGGTAGTGTCCAGAAGGGCACTTCTAACCAGGAGTGATTAAGGGTAGTGTCCGGAGGGCACTTCTAATCACGAATTCTCAGATATGGGGCTACTGCCCCGAATGGGGCCGGAGCCCCGAAAGGCGGCATAAGCCGCCAGAAGCACCACGCAGAAGCGGGTGCAAGGACGTAAAGTCCGGAGGTCATTTAACAACATAAATGACCAAATGTGGACAACAACAAAACAGCAGTCACCTCACTCGGTATTAACCTGACGCTTCGCCAAACGGAACTGGTCTCAAGAGCCAGTTACAACGCCCAACTAATCATCTTCGGTCGGTGAGTTAATCGGGCTGCAGAAAATATATGTTCCGATAAATCTTCCTAGGGTGTAAAACACCCATAGCACTAAATACAACGTGATAAAATCACGTTG